TTTGCGGCATCATCACCAGCATCACGCTGACCAGCGGCGCTTGCCTTGCCTATAACCTCTGATGGCACTTGCTGATTCGCTAGGCAGAGTCGCAACGAACGTGATTAAGGCGCTCGGCGCTGATGTGACCATTCGCTATGTCACGGCGGGTAGTTACAACACCACCACCGGCACGGTGACGGAGACGACTAGCGACACGGCAATCAAGGGTGTCGTGCAGGGCATCTCTAATCGTGAGGTGGACGAGCTAATTAAGACGACGGACAAGCGTCTGATCATTTCAGCTAACGATGTCGTCACTGCGCCTTCAACAAAGGATCGTGCGGTAATCAGCTCTGTCGAGTACCAAATCATCCAGGTCAACACGATCGATCAAGACAACACGGCCATCACTCACGAGATGGTGCTGAGGGCGTAGTCATGGCACCACGCATACGGCTTGACCAAATCGGCAAGTACAGCACAGACAAGATGGAGGCGCTATTGCGCAAGGCTGTGCTTGAGACTGACAAGCGTCTTAAGGCAGGCAGCCCTACTGGTGATACGGGACGCTTGAAGAACAGTTGGCAGATTTCGCAGAACGTTGCAGACGGTGAAGGCAAACCTGAGGGGTCTTACTCGACAACGACCATTTCACCTCCTGACCGAACTAACTACCAAAAAGAGACGCTCGGGAACACCTATATCCTGTACAACAACATTGAATACGCTGAGCCGGTTATCACTGGCAAAAACCTGCCGCCATCTTGGAAGGGGGACTGGCGTTCACGCAATGACCAGATCATTCAGAACTACCATCTAGTGGTTGCAAAGGACATTCAGAATTTCATCAAGGCCAACGCGAAGGATCGATGACTAGCACTTACAACGATGTCCGTGCCGTCATTGAGGGCCGTATTGGCACCGAGATGGCTAACTCTCCGGCTTACCAAGTTGCCTATCCGAATACGGCCTTTACGCCGCCGACTGATACCCCTTGGCTAAGCGTTGACATCCAGTTCGGCGACAACAGCTATGTGACCTTGCTGGCACCGACTACCGGCAGGAATCGCCAGTCCGGTGTTTTGACTGTGAACATCTTCGCCGATGTAGGCACGGGTGCGGCTGCTGCCTACACAATCGCTGAACGAGTCAAAGACTTGTTCGATAGAAAAACCGTCAACGAAGTGATGTTTGACGCTGCATCTGGCCCGAGCCAAGTTGCATCTGGGCTCTCAGACTCTTTTTACCAGGTGCAGGTTAGCGTGAGCTTCGATGCTTACCTAAGCTAGACTCGAAAAAAGCCACTACCGCACAAAGTCATGGCTACTGTCTTGTCCGGTACGTCCGGCGCTCTCTATTACAAGCCTGCTGGCACAAAGTCTACGTTCACCGCAGCGAACGTGACCAACGGCAGCAACAACATTAACGTTGGCACCTACCTGAATTTTCAGGTAAATGACAAGGTTTCTTTCGGTACTGGCACCGGCGGAACTTTGCCTGGTGGCCTGAGTGCTAGCACCGATGTTTTCATCCGCACCTACACGGCATCAACAGGCATCGCGACGTTTGCTGCAACATCTGGCGGCAGTGAGCTGTCTTTGACCAGTGATGGCACTGACGGCACCACGCCTTTCACCATTGACTTTGCTGAGTTCCAATCCGTTGGCGACTGCCGTGAATGGTCTTTTGAGGTGACTCGCGAAGAGCTGGACACCACCACGATCGGTGGCACCCTTGCTCAAAACGCTCCTTTCCGGACCTTCATCACTGGCTTTGCTGATGGTTCCGGTTCTGCCACGGTGTACTTCACCGATGACGACACCACGATTGCTAGCCGTCTGATTGAAGACGTTATCCAGCGCAAGCAAGCTGGCGCAGTCTTCAAGCTTTATAGCGATTTGGTGCTGTCTTCCGGTTCACCTGATGACACGTCAAGCACCTCAATCGAGGTCCCTGCTGTGATTAACTCTGCATCCTTTGCGGTTACGCCTGATGATGCACAGGTTGTTGAGATCAGCTTCCGTCCGACTGAAGCACCTACTTTCGACTTCGATCGTTCTTAATAAGCTAAGAACATTGCTTAGCCCCCGACTTGTGTTGGGGGCTTTTTTATGTCTAATATCTCGGCAAGGATCTAATTTTTATGCCTTCGTCTTCAAATCGCGCACTTGATCGTCTGAAGAAAGCGGCAAATCTTGAGCCCTCCAAAAAGGTTGTTCAGCTTTCCGATGGGACAGACTTTGAGTTTTACAGCGCGCCTCTGACAATGGCAGAGCGTGAGCGTGCGCAGAAAGGCACCAATGACGATTCAGGCTTGTTTGCCCTGCAGCTATTGATTCTGAAGGCACAGGATGAAACTGGACAGCGGTTGTTCTCGTTTGGTGAGATCGCTGAACTTAAGCGCGAGGTAAGGGATGCTGACTTGCAGGCGCTCATGCTTGCTGTAATCACTGACGACGAGGAGCAGGAGGCCCCTGACCCAAAAGACTGAAGCAGGAGCTGAAAAAGGACAACCTATTAAGGCTCCAGCTCTGCGTCGCTAAGGAGCTTGGCTACACATTGGCAAGGCTCAACCAAGAGCTGACGCTTGATGAGTTGTTTCTGTGGTCGGCTTACTTTGACCTGTTGAATGATGAGAACGAAGAGGAACTGAGGAAGGCGAAGAGACGGCGCTAAGCTAAAGCGACGAGCGTTGGTGCCATGTCAGCTGTCGCAAGAGTTGCTGTAGAGCTGAGCACTGGCGCTGCGCAGGCTGCGGCGAAAAAATTACAGGCTGGCGTCAAAAAACTAGAGGCTGCTGTTGACGGGCTTAATCGTTCTGCAAAGAGCGTGCAAAGCAATTTCAAGCGCATGGCCGATAGCGGCAAGAGAGGCTTTGATGCTCTTGCTGCTCGTGCAAAGAAAGCTGCAGGGAGTATCGGTGGCCTTGGTAAGGCTGCAGCACTTGCGGCGGCTGCTGCTGGTGCTGCTGCGTTTGCAAGGTTTGCCTTTGGCAAGGCGGGGCAGTTGGAGAAACAAACAAAAAGCCTCCAAGTATTGACTGGCTCGCTTGATAAGGCAAAAGCGGTGATTGGTGAGCTGCAAGCCTTTGGCGCAGTGACCCCCTTTACAAGCGATGAGCTGATCGAAACAGCAAAACGTTTGAAGGCGTTTGGCTTCGAGACTGAGCAGATCACTGATGTCACCAAGCGTCTTGCTGATGTTGCCGGTGCAACTGGTGCAGACCTTGGCGGTATCGCTACGGCGTTTGGTCAGATCCAGGCGAAAGGGCGGCTGCAGACTGAGGAACTTCTCCAGCTACAGGAGCGTGGCGTCGGGCTCGGGGAAGAACTGCAGAAGATGTACGGCATGACCGGCACTGAGTTCAGCAAGGCTTTGGAGAAGGGACAGATCAGCGCCAAGGCGGCAAACGTTGCTCTTATCCGACTCACAGAACAAGGCGGTAAGTATGCAAATGGTGCGGTCGCACAGTCCGACACCCTCTTCGGCAAGCTGTCGACTCTGCAAGATGCTTTCGACCAGTTCGGCAGGAATATCGGCAAGGTGCTTGAGCCGATCTTTAAAGGAATTATTGATTTCTTGACGACAATCACTAACCAAATCAATAACCTTTTTAAAGAGGCAGAAATATCAAATCAAGTCAGAAAAGAGTTTGGCTTAGACACGACTGCTGGCCGCCAAAAAATGAAACGCATGGGGGTTAAAGAGCGGCGG